CATGTTGGCTCAAAGAGATGGTTGACGGTGGAAAAATGAAAACAACCTTCCAACCCAAAACGCCAATGACCATCCAGACCCAAAACGGCTACGATGAGTTTGGCAGGCCCGCTTTCAAACCAGCAGTAAAGGTGTTCTGCACCCCTATTCGGTTTGAGATTCGCCAAGAGAAAACGTCGGTCAGAACCGACAAATCTGCCTCCAAATCAGCGGCAGAAGAGCCAAAGGCAATGGCGAGGCTGCTCGTACACCCGGATGCCGTTATCAAAAACGGTGACAAGGTTGTATGTCGTGGAGTCGCTTTGAAGGTCATTGAAGTCTTTGAGCGCGTAACCCTTTTCAACTCCCGCCATCATTGGCAGGTGGATTGCGAAATATGGCCACCGGAGTAAAAATCACTGGACTGCCAGAGGTTGTGGCGACCCTCGAAAGAACGGGTGATAAGATGCACCGTTCAATCAGGGATATTGTGGCGCAAGGTGCTGAAAACATTAGGAAAACAGCCTTTGATATGGCGCCAATTCGGACTGGGGATTTGGAAAACTCCATTCAGATTCGCAAAGATGATGCTGGTGGTGGCAGGGTTATGCACACCGTCTACATCAATGAGGCTTCTTGGGACCATAGACACCAATCGGACTACTACATTAGGGTTCACGAAGGCATTGCTGGTAAAGGCTTTGGCCCAGCAAACTATGGCGACACCCCGCTTGGTCATGCAAAGTCGGAAGCCACTGGCGAAGTGGTCGGCCCGAAGTACCTTTACAGAGCCCTTAATCGCTGGAAGCCATCAATCGCCAAAAGGGTTAGACAAGAATTGGCTAGAATTGCGGCAAGAGGTGGCAGATGAACGTAATCGCTATAGCCGATAGGCTTCGGGGGCTAGGCTACACCAATGTTTTCGCGTACAATATGCCGGGTGATATCAAGAATGGCATTCTTGTTGTATCATGGATGCCAGCAGAGATTCATCCTGACATCTGGGGCTACAAGATAGGCGAGTTTACGGTAGTCGTAAGAGACCCTGACTACAAAGATGGACTCTTGATTTCCAACAAGATTAAGCAGGAATTGACCGTCGAGAACGAAGTTTGGAGCGATTGGAAGATTCTCTTCTCCCGAGCCAAACACGACCCGATGGTTTTCCCGAGGTCAGAAGGGAATGGTCTTGAGTTCTCTGTTAATTTTCAATGCAGGTTCATCGACTGATAAGTCTGGAGATAAGAAATGAGTACCGAAAGCATCCGAATTGGCCCTTGCAACGTCATCTATGACGGTCAGCATCTCGGTCTTACCATTGGCGGTGTGGAGGTTGAAGTAACGACCTCGACGCATGTTACGATGGTTGACCAACTTGGCGAAACCATCGTTGATGAGTTCGTCATGGGTCGGAACATCACCGTAAAGGTTCCGCTTGCCGAAACCACCATCGAAAACCTCGTCAAACTGATGCCGGGTGCGACCCTGCTGACTGACGGCGCCCGTGCAACCGGCACGATCACCGTATCAGCGGTTCCGGGCAACCTCGAATACATCTTCATCAATGGTGTAAAGTTTACCTTTACCACTGTCGTTGACAATCCGCACGAGGTACTGCGCACCGGGGTCATGACGACCGCAGAACTGGCGCAATCTCTTCTGGATTCGATCAATGATTCCATTGACGACCGCATTACTCGGGCTTCCTACTCGCTGACTGGTAGCGTCATCACGATTACCTACGACCGTTATGGTGTTGAAGGTAACGCCTTCACACTGGGCGCGGGCACGGCTGCCGCTGACATCGTGATGTCTGGCGCCACCCTGACTGGCGGCGTTGTTGCCAACAAACAGCGCGTTGACGTTGTTCTGAACGCGGGCTACTCGCTGCTGGAATCTGCCAAAGTGCTGATTCTGCACCCGACCCGTCTGCCGGCAACCGACCGTTCGGAAGACCTGATCGTGTGGCGGGCGAATGCTCCGGGCGAACTGCAATTCGCCTACAAGTTCGACACCGAGCGTGTGTTCATGGCGAACTTCAAGGGCTTCCCTGACCCGAACAACGGCTACCGTCTGTTCTCGGTCGGTAACATCAACGCCATTTAACCCTGACGACAAATCGGGTATGATTAAGGGGCAGCCACAAACTGCCCCTTTTTCTTTTCAACTTCAAACAGGAACGACACCATGAGTTTTCAACTTCTGAACCTCGACGAAATCAGCGACAACGTAGACCGCTCCATTGTCCTCAAGGGCAAGAAGCACCAGATGAAGGACATCTGCGTTGAAGAGATGATCGAGGCGCAACGCAAGATTTCCCAAGTGGAGACCCAAGCAAATCAAGACCCGGTTGAGCAGATGAATGCCATGCTCGATATGCTGCTGGCTCGGTTTCCGAGCGCAGAACGAGCAGACTTCGCCGGTCTGTCGCTCTCCAAACTGATTACCCTCTACAAGTGGCTTCACACGCCGCCTGAACAACTGGGGGAAGAAAAACCGGCAGCGTAAAAGAGAAGGCCGCTGCTGGTCAGGAAAAAGACGAAGGCGAAGTCTTCATGGACTTCGCCTACATCTTCTCAAAGTTTTGCTGGTTCTATCGAATGACAGACCAGCAGGTTCTCGGAATGCCGCTACGTCGCTTCTGGACGATGTATTGGCAGATAGAGAGAATCGAAGCGGAAGATAGCATCCGCAGAGTGAGTGACCTCGCTTCAACAAACTCCAAGGAGATGTTGAAGGGTAGATTGGAGGACCTTGAGCATCAACTGGGAACGCCCATAGATGTGAAAAGGCAAATGCGAATCGACGAGCGATTCGACACAGATGGCGCAGCCAGACTGAAAATGCTAGGCGGAGGCTGAAATGGCACAGGAACGCATCTCAATCGAGATTGTCGCGGACGATAGAGGTCTACAGGCAACGCTTAAAAGAGCGGGCGTTCTTCTGCGCGAAATGGTCGCATCTACAGATGACCTTGATAGCGGTCTGAAAAGAACACAAGGCGGTCTTGGTAAATTCGGACACGGACTCCGGGGTATTGTCCTTGACTTGAACCTTGCCCGTCACGCCGTAATGGGTTTCCAATTCGCCGTATTGGACTTGGTAAACCCAATCATCAAATCTGGCGCTGCATTTGAGAAAATCAATGCGCTGATGGAAGGCATGTCCTCATCTACGGACAAGACTATCCTTGCTTTGGAGAAACAAGCAAACACCGCCTTTCTTGTTCAGAAGGCGATGTCTAACCCGTTTGGCATTGATGCGCTCCGGGATTCGATGGTTAAGTTGAAATCGGCAGGTTTTGACCCAACAGCGAACTCCTTGAGTAACTTCAATTCCGATTTGATGAAACTCCAAAAAGAGGGGAAGTATGTCGTAACGGATTTGAGCCTGAACATGCAAAACCTTCTTGATGCTGTTGCTAACTTTGGCGGCACAAGTGAGCAGTTGAAAAGGGCATCTGTGGCCATTCAACAGATGGCGGGTAAGGGCGTTATCTCGATGGAAGAACTGCGTCAGCAGTTGGGTGAAGCCGTCCCCAATGCCGTACAGTTGATGGCAGACTCTTTGGAGATGACCTATCAGGATTTGGTTAAGAAGATTTCCGAAGGCAAAATTAAAGCAGAACCGGCGCTTTTGATGATGTTCCGCGAAATGGAAATTCGCATGGGCGGTTCCGCTTCACGGATGATGAAAACTTGGGATGGTATGGTTGCTCAGTTGAGTACCTCTTGGGAAGTATTCAAGAAAAACATCTACGATACAGGCTTTGGGGATGCTCTCAAAAAGCAGGTTGAGCAACTCACAACTTGGTTGGCAAGCCCGGCAGGTATTCAGGCTGCTCAAAATTTCGGTCTTGTGTTGGCCGGGTTGATAAACACCCTCGCCTCCCTCGCCAGATTTATTTCCAACAACATTGACTTGATTGTCCTATTGAGCAAGGCTTTCATCGCAATGAAAGTTGGTAGCGCAATCTCCTCAATGATTGGGTCAATGTCCTCTCTTGGCACAATGATTAGCGCCGCTGTATTTAGATTCGGTCTTTTCAGAGCAGCACTTATGGCTGGTCAAGGACCTATGGCTGGATTTGCGGTTGCCACAAGAGGTCTTGGGTTCGCAATCTCTGGTCTTCTTGGCCCAATCGGTCTTGTTGTTGGTGCTCTTGCTACGTTTGGCGCCTCATGGCTTATAGAGAAAAAAGCCATTGACGAGAACACCAGATCAATTCTGGAGAATATGTATTCCAGAAAATACACCACGCAAGATTTGAAGACCCTTACCCAGCAGCGTATTGATGCAAGTACCGAACTTGGCAAGGCTCTGTTGGAAGAGAAGGAACTTAAAGAGCAAATTGCCGATATCGAAGAAACGGGGTCAATGCACCCGTTGAGAGGTAGACTTGCTGGCAAAAAAGATGATCTTCTGGCTGTAGAAGAGAGAATTGCCAAGATAAAGGAGCAGAGAGACACTCTCAGTAAGGCAATAACCCTTGCAGAGAAGGACATCTCGGAGACTGCTGGTAGGGAGAGATTCGCCCAGTTTGAAAGAAGGCTGTCAGAGTTTGAGTCTCAAACCTCAAGGGAATCAAATGCCTTTTTGGACGCCAAGCAAAAAGAAAAGGAAGCCCTTCTGGCAAGGGGTCAAGACATTTCCAAAATAGAAACGGAAATGAGGAACGCTCGTTCTAGGCATTATGACCTTATGCTTGGCGAAGTGAAGGTGGCAGAGGACACTCTTGCAAATGAGATAAAGAAACAAGGTTCCAGAAAACTCTCTGTGGAGCAGTTCGTATACAGCGAGTTGCTCCGGCAAAAGAGGGAGTACCTTGAAGGTCAAAAGAAATTGAACAAGATTGATTCAGTAGAATCGCTTGGCTCCAAGAATACTGGGGCAGGTAAAGAAGATCCGCTAGTTGCCAGATACAATGCCTTGCAGAAGAAACTTGCAGGTATGACGGCAGAAATTACTGCTTGGCAATCCGGTCAAACAAACCTGAACAAAGAATTGGCTATCACCGAAGCCTTGATGAAAATTCAGGTTCAGGATGCTGAAAAAGTAACAGCAGAGATGGTTAGAGATGTATCAAGACAGGTTGACGCTCTAAAGGATAAGCATTCTTTCTTGTCGAAGGCTCTTGCCAATTACGATGAAGAGGTTTTGGTTGCACAGCAAGCGACCGAAGAACTTCATGCTGCGCTTGCCTATGGTGATGCGTGGACAAAGATGTCGCAAAGGTCTAGAGAATTGGCTCTGCAACTTTTGAAGGTTGGGGAGTTTGGAGCAGAAGCGAAGAAACTCCTTGAGGAACTGTTTACCAAAAACAGAGAAGCGGATTCGATAAAAGAACTCAATGGGGATTTGGAGGATTTGAGAAAGTCCATTAAAGAGTGGACTAACGACTCTTTGAGTGAAGCAAAGAGAAGGGAAAAATCCTATGTCGATGACATTACCAAAATCCTTGAAATGGAAGAGGCTTTCAAAAGAGCAGGTGAGTATGGTGATGAAGCCCAATCTGCTATCAATCAAGGCATTCATGCCAGAACTGCCGCTTACATGAGAGAAAACAGAGGCGTAATCAAGGAGTGGGTAGACGACTTTAAGGGCGCTACCGAATCTATCAAAGAGGCTTTCACGGATTGGATGGATGACGCATCTAGCGCCTTTGCGGATTTCATCGTGACCGGCAAAAATGGTTGGGCAGATTTCCGTGATGGCATTCTTCGTGATATCGCCAACATTGTTATGAAGAAAGCCATTGTTGGACTTATTGATTCGGCACTCAGCACTTTTGGTGGTCAGACGCCACCTTCGGTGCCGGCTGCGTATGGGGAAAATATGAGCCCAGCGCAGATACCAAGCGCCATTAAAGACGCGACCATTGATGCTGGATTTGCTATGGGCGGCGTGATGACAAGCGGCGGCTCTATTCCATTGCGGAAGTATTCCAACGGTGGTGTTGCCAAGAAGCCTCAACTCGCTCTCTTTGGAGAAGGCAGAACGCCAGAAGCATACGTTCCACTCCCGGATGGCAGAACTATCCCAGTGTCTATCAAAGACGGCATGAAGCAATCTGGCTCGAACGTGACTTTCAACCTCATCAATCAGTCGGGCATCCCTGTTGATGCTGACCAAGGCCCGGTAAGGTTTGATGGCGAGAAGATGATTATGGATGTTGTCTTGAAGAATGTTCAGAAGCCCGGTAAGTTTCGCGATGGTCTGAAAACAGGGGTTAGAGGTTAATGGCTGATTTCCCGCTCTCAACGATGACAGCAAAACCGGATACCGCAAAGTATTCGGTTTCTGTTAAGAACCCAGCCGTCCGAGCAGAGATGGAAGGCGGTCTTGTGTTCGTAAGGGCGAGATACAAGAGAAGGCCAAGAAGAACATTCAGTTTTGGTTTCACCAACATCTCGGAAGTTGACAAGGAACTTCTCCTGCAATTCTTTGAGAGTAAGAAGGGTAGCGGCGAATCTTTCACTTACGAGGACTGGGCCAGTGGAGAAACGGTTGAGGTTATATTTGTAGACTCGCCAAATTTTGTTTACGCTGGCAGAGGCGACTACAAGCGCTGGAATGTAGATGGCGTCGTTCTGGAAGAAGTGTAATGGCAGGCATTGAACCGCTCATCACAAGAACCCTTGAAGCCTCATTCTTTGAGGTGAATAGCAATACTTGGACGATGACGCCGCAACACACTGGTGTTTCGACCACAAAAGTAGTTGGGTCTAATGATGGCTTGACGGCGGGCTATGCTGCGAGATGGATGAAGGTTGAGAGGCCAGCAACTCCAAATGCAGCGCTGGATGTAATCTATCTTGGCATAGCCAACACTGGCGCAACAGT